CACACGGGGCAAGTTTAAACAACTCTATCACGTAACAGATAATGAACCGCAAGAACAAGCAAGCGAAAACGATTGGGCAAAAGCCATACAACGAGAACAGATGCAGTTGCTCCTCGACCGCCTCAGCTGGTTCGACCGCACCGTTTTCTCTCTGTACTTGCAAGGGTGGAATATGGCTGACGTATCTCGACGGTCTGGAATTGGAGAGTCTACCCTTTATCGCTCACTACACGTTACACGAAAAATCCTAAAAGATGTTCTTCGTCACCGCTCAGAAAAGGAATGATCGCCTCGCGGTCTGTCAAGGTTGCGAACACTTCGTCGAGAAGACGAGGAGTTGTGGCCCGCTCGTAACGGAAGCCTTCACGGACTCGAAATTGTGCGGTTGCCATATGCCCACGAAAGCGCGCCTCAAAGTCTCCTCCTGTCCTTTGGGGAAATGGGAAGCAGAGATAAAAGAAAGCGACCTCGCAGAAATCCGCAAGCTCCTGGACAACCCCACCAAAGCAACCAACGGAGACCTCGCCCGTATTTATTCCAAGGCCACGGGAACGAATACCTCTCCTTCGTCTTGTTCGAGTTGTAACCGCCGGATGTTTAACCAACTCAAAGCCCTTTTAAAAGATGCCCCTCCCGAAACCAAATAAAAGCGAGAACCGCTACCTCTTCATGAATCGCTGTGTCAATTGCGTTATAGCAAAACGAGATTACAAGGATCCCGAAGAGCGCATTCGCGCCTGTGAATTAATCTACCAACAAACGATAAAAGAATGAGCTACACCAAAGAAGAACGCGAAGAGATAGCGAAGAATATTCGCGAATACATGAAGCAACCCCACAAGGAACAATTCGAAACGGTTAGCTACGGAGGGATGAAAGTCCTACACCGTAGACTCCCCCATATGAATTACTACGATCGCGACTGGTTGGAGACCATTGCAAGAGACGTAGAGGGTAGAATCTTTCACCCATGACTCATGGGTCTCTTTTCTCAGGAATCGGAGGTTTTGACCTCGCGGCTGAATGGGCGGGATTCACAAACATTTTTAATTGCGAGTGGGAAGAATTCCCTCGCAAAGTCCTTAAACACCACTTTCCCAATGCAGAACAATATGAAGACATCAAAGACTTCAACGCGACAGCTTACTCTGGAAGACTTGATATCCTCTCCGGAGGCTTCCCATGTCAAGACGCAAGCATTGCCAAACAACACGGAAAAGGACAAAAAGGACTTGAAGGCGACAGAACAGGGCTATGGACAGAAATGGTTCGCGCCATCAAAGAAATACAACCCAAATACGTTGTCGCCGAAAACGTTTCGAATATTCTCAGAACCAACAATGGACGAGATTTCAGAACAATTCTCGGTAAATTGGATGGAATGGGGTACAATGCAGAATGGAGAGTTACACGAGCGAGCGAACTCGGTGCTTGCCACCACCGTTCCCGGTGCTACTTGGTTGCTTACCCCAACAGCATCCGACTCAATGAGGGAGAATCTTTCTTCTCCAATGTTCTTCAAGAGATACCACAGAAGCGCCGGCTCTTTGCCAGAACTTCTGCATCGATTGGGGTTTCGTGGGAAACTGAACCCATTGTTTCCGGGTTGGATGATGGGCTTCCCAAAGAACTGGACGGTATCACCTTTCCAAAGTGGAGAAGAGAATCAATCAAAGCATATGGAAACGCCATAGTCCCCCAAGTGGCTTATCGTATATTTGAAGCAATCCAAGAATATGAGAAACGCACGTAAAGCCCTCCTCCACGCAAAGAACTACCTCCTCATCACGGAGAACGCCGAAGTCGTCCGCTTGCATGTCGGACAAGATCCCGCAACTCTACTCCTAACCTTAGCCGTACACAATGCCGAATTCCTCCACACCCTCGAAGCCGTCATCGTTCAAGCTCATGAATCTCTCGGAGCTTCAGGAGAACCCGAACAACCCTCGGATAATTAAAGACGATAAATTCCAGAAGCTCGTCAAGAGTATAAAGGAATTCCCGGAGATGCTTGAAGCGCGTCCGATTGTCGTCAATCCGGAGAATATCGTTCTCGGTGGGAATATGCGCCTCAAGGCTTGCAAAGCCGCAGGACTCAAAGAAGCACCCGTCTACGTAGCCTCCTGGGAAGAGAGCAAGGCGAACGAATTTATCGTAAAGGATAACGTAGGATTCGGAGAATGGGATTGGGATATCCTCGCAAACGAATGGGATGCAACTCAACTCGATGAATGGGGTCTTGATGTATGGCAACCCGAAATTGACCCAGATCAACTCGGCGAGGAGTTCAGCCTTGCTGACGGCGATAAACCTCCGTTTCAATCGCTGACATTTACGCTTGCGGACGAGCAAGCAGAGTTCATTAAAAACGCCCTCGCAGACGCAAAGGCACTTGAGGAATTTAAATACATTGAAACAATGGGCAACGACAACAGCAACGGCAACGCCCTGTATTTTTTAGTATCACAATGGGTAGAGCGAAGGATATAATTGTCAAAGTCATTCCGTCTAAATTGGCGAATGAATTTGTAAAACGACATCATTACTCCGGCAAGGTGGTAAACAACAGCGTGCTTCACTTTGGGGCTTTTCTTGACGGTAAATTGGGAGGAGTCATGCAGTACGGCAACCCTATCGACAAACGAAACGTCCTTAATTTAGTAGAGACAAGCAACAAAGGTTTCAACTCCAAGTGGAACGAGATGCTTGAGTTAAACCGAATGGCTTTCTCGGAAATATTACCAAAGAATAGCGAATCGCGGTGCATTGCCGTTAGCATTCGATTGATTAAAAAGAACGCGCCCCAAGTCAAGTGGATTTTGTCATTTGCAGACGGCACGCAATGCGGAGACGGAACTATTTACAGGGCTTCAGGTTTTAAGCTGACAGCCATAAACAAGAACAATACGATTGTCAAGCTTCCAAACGGTCAAGTGATGGCAAAGCACGGCACAAGCAAAAAAAATTTTACTGGAGCAGTTAGGTTACCCGGGAATCAACTTCGATACATTTACTTGATTTCAAAAAATTCAAGTTTAAATTGCGCAAACATTCCGTTCTCAAAAATCAAAGAAGCGGGAGCAGGAATGTATAAAGGAGAGAAAACAGGCGGTTAAAGCATTGTGGCGATGCGCTTGACATCCAGTCAAGAGAGGGAGGTTCGATTCCTACCTTACCGCTCAACTTTTAAAAGATGGAAGCCGTAAAAGTGAACAATCGGAACACTAAAAAAGAGCAGATGCTCGAAGCCCTAGAAAAGTCGTTGGGCATCGTTTCCACGGCTTGCAAGATGGTAGACGTAGGGCGAACGACCCACTACCAATGGCTCAAAGAGGATCCGGAATACAAGAAGGCGGTGGACTCCATCCAGGACGGCGTCCTCGACTTCGCAGAATCGCACCTTTACAAGCTCGTGAAGGACGGCAACCCCGCCGCGACGATATTCTTCTTGAAGACCAAAGGCAAGAAGCGCGGATATATCGAACGGCAAGAGATAGAGGTCACCGAGAAGAAGCCGCTCTCCTGGCTCGATGAGTAAACTCCCCGCGACATATTACCACGTCAAAGAATGCAAGTCGAAAATCCAAGTTCACCAGGGCGGGACACGATCCGGAAAGACGTACTCCATCCTCACGGCACTCATTGAGCTATGTCATAAGAACTCGGGTCTCGTCATCACGATATGTCGAAAGACATTCCCCGCCCTTCGCGCTACAGCCATGCGGGACTTCTTTGAGATACTCAACCGGGAAGAGATATACAACCCCGACCTCCACAACAAGAGCGACGCAACCTATCAACTCTGGGGGAACATGGTTGAGTTTATTAGCATCGACCAACCGCAAAAGGTAAGAGGACGAAAGCGAGACGTTCTCTTCATCAACGAAGCCAACGAGATAAACCTCGAAGATTGGCGGCAACTCCTCCTCAGGACCACAGGGAAAGTATTAATCGACTACAACCCCTCAGACGAATTTCATTGGATCTATGACGAAGTTATCCCAAGAGAAGACGCGGCGTTCTTTCAGACCACGTACAAAGACAACCCCTTCCTTCCTGAAAGTGTGGTCATGGAGATTGAACGATTCAAAGAAGCAGATGAAAACTTCTGGAGGGTCTACGGACTCGGAGAACGAGGGGCATCACAAGCGACCGTCTTCACCCATTGGAAAGAAATAGACCAAATACCAAATGAATACAAAACCCTCAACCTCGGCCTCGACTTCGGGTACACCGCAGACCCAACCGCCATCGTCCGAGTGTACACCGACGGGCACGGGTTCGCCGTCGACGAACTCTGCTACGCAACAAGACTTACTAATTCGGATATATCGAAAGTCCTCCGAGATAGTGGAGTCACTCGATCGGATGTTATCATCTGTGATTCTGCTGAGCCCAAGAGCATCGACGAGATACACGCTCACGGATTCAATACTCACGGAGCAAGAAAGGGAAAAGATTCGGTTAAAAATGGAATCCAATTCCTCCACTCGCGACCGCTTCTTGTCACGGCTCGGAGTGTGAATGTCATTAAGGAGCTTCGAAATTACAAATGGAAGGAGGACAAGAACGGGAAGCAACTCAATGAACCCGTCGACTCATTCAATCACGCTATTGACGCGATGCGCTACGCGATCACATTCAACCAAACGAACCCGAACTTCGGCTCTTACGCTATCGGGTAAGGAAACCAAGCGATAAAAGTTATTTAAACGATGGAACTACGCCTCCCGCATAAATGGTCGGATCTTACGCTTGGAGAACTCCAGGTGATTATGACGAGCGAAAACCAAATCGAACGGCTCTCCGTTTGTACGGGCAAGAGCGAAGATAAACTCCGGGCAATGCCTCAGAAGCTCATAGATGCCGCCACGGAGCATATCGATAAACTCTTAACCCAAGAGACCGCACGCTTCAAGAAAGTGATTACAATCGACGGGAAACGATTGGGCTTCATTCCCGATTGGGATGCTTTTACGGCGGGCGAATGGATCGACATCGAAACGTACCTAGAAGATTTTTGGAAGAACGCTCATAAGGTGATGGCGGTTCTCTTCCGGGAGGTGACCTACGAACTCGGAGACAAGTACGAAATCAAGAAGTACACCGCCAAAGAAGACGCAAGCCTTTTCGAAGAGATGCCCGCCGACCTCGTATCGGGTACGTTGCTTTTTTTTTGGACTACCAGAAACGAACTGCTTCACAATATGAAGTCCTCTTTACTGGAGGTGGCGGGGGAAGCGATCCGGTTGGCGAAAAATGGGGATGGTATCACATCCTCTACGCCCTCTCCGGAGAAAACCTCCTCAAGGTGGACTCGGTTACGGAGCTTCCTATTCAAGTCGTCTTCCAACATCTCAGCTATTTAAAAGACAGAGCCGCACATGATCACGTTCAATAACATAGTCGAACGCTTCGAAATATTCGCGCAGAATCATTTCTTTATCAAGACCTTTTCTTTTGGGTCTCCTGACGATGCCGACCTCTCGAAGTTTACCGACTTCCCTCTCATGCACCTCGT